ATTAATGCTGCTGTAGATGATGATGAAGATGGAGATGAAGAGTAATGGCTAAAGGCAAGAGCATGGTTCACAAGCTGGACAAAGAGACACGCAAAGAACACTTCCGTAATTGGGATGCTAACGGTAACGGTGGTAAGGGTGACGGTAATCGCACATCGACCCCTGTGACACGCAATAAGTTTAAGTCTGGCTATGACGCAATTGACTGGGGTAAGAAATAATGCCAACCATTGAATACTGTATGGGGCCACAAGGTCAGGTACTACAAGATTACTCTGACTGTCGCTCTCAGAACTCATTTATCATGGGGCCACTAGGTTCAGGCAAGACTGTCCAAACTATCCTCAAGCTATTTGACCTGATGACAGAACAAGCTCCAGTGATGACCCCTGGACACAAGAACTATGGTGTCAGACTGTCCCGTATCATTGCCTGCCGAAACACCTACTCTGAATTGTTCTCCACAACCATTAAAGACTGGCTAGAAATCCATGAAGACCTTGGCCCATTCCGTCAGGGTAACAAAGAACCACCTACACATTACATTAACTTCCGTTTAGAAGATGGAACATCAGTTAAGTCAGAGGTCATATTCATCGCTTTTGACCGCCCTGAGCACGTTAAGAAGGCTAGGGGTATCCAGTGTACATGGGTATGGCTAAACGAGACGAAAGAGCATTCTAAGGCCGTTCTCGACATGCTGGATTTACGTCATGGTCGTTTCCCTTCTAACAAGGAAGGTATCAAGCCTACGCATCATGGTGTGCTGGGTGACAGTAACGCACCTGATGAAGACCATTGGTACTATAAGCTGGCAGAAATTGAGCGTCCTGAGGGCTGGGCTTTCCATAGGCAAGAGGGTGGCGTGTATAAGGATGGTGAGGTATGGAAGGTAAACCCTAAAGCGGAGAACCTGGCTAACCTGCCTGATAACTATTACAAACGTGGACTTACAGGTAAAACAAATGATTGGATTAAAGTTAATCTTGCTAATGAGTACGGCTTTGTCTCTAACGGTAAGCCGGTTCACCCGATGTACACAGACAGTGTTCACGCATCCCATATGGACTTCACTCCTAGCAAGGACACTCCTATCGTTCTGGGCTTTGACTTTGGCCGTACACCTGCTTGTGCCTTTTTGCAGCGTACTGCTATCGGGAGATGGGTGTGCTTTGATGAGATGGTTCTCACTGACTCTGGTGCAGTAGACTTTGCGCCTACCCTAAAACGTTATATTGAAGACACTTACCCTGATCACAGCTTTAAGGGCTGGGGTGATCCGTCTGGTGACAACAAGAACCAAGCTAACAGTGATACACCGTTTAAGATCATGCGAGCTGCTGGCATTCCCTGTCAACCAACAGACTCTAACGATCCCCTCAAGCGTAGAGCCGCTTTAGAAGTGCCCATGAAAGAGATGTGTATGGATGGTAAACCTCGCTTCATTGTCCTGCCCAAGGCTTCTATGATACGCAAAGGGTTACAAGGTGGCTTCTGTTATCGTCGTGTACAGACGAGTGGCGAACGCTACAGTGATCAGCCAGACAAGAATGAATACTCTCACCCAGTGGAGGCACTTGAGTACGCCCTACAAGGTGAAGGTGAAGGTCGCTCTGCTCTCCGTAGAGATCAAGGCTTTGCTAAGCCCCACACAGCCAAAGTAAACTTTAGTGTCTTCTAGCCTAGAGAATGCTTATGTAATCTTTAAGGGCAACACAGGTCGTTGGTATTCGCCCTTACTGCACAATGACTTTGGGCATTGCCTTGTGGTTGAACCTTCCGGAGGGCAGTACGTTGTGTACGAAAAGTTGACTGGTGGAGTTAGGGTGTATAATGTCAACCACATAAATGATATAATTGGGCCTACGGATATAACTGTGAGTTATATAAAAAAAGACAACAAGAGAAGGTTATTCATGCTCAACACTTGCGTTGGTCATGTTAAACAGTTTCTTGGTATAGACCATGCTTTTATATGGACTCCCTATCAACTATACAAACATATGAAGAGGTAAGGCTATGGGTGGCGGAGGCAAGGCACCAAAGAAAACGCAAGAACAAAAAGCAATGGAACGTAGACAGCGTATTGCGCTTGATGAAGAAACTGCGTCAAGTGAACGTAGATTAAAGGCTGTTGCACAAAAGCAACTGGGTAAGCAATCTTTATTGGCTACTGTTATGCCAGAAGTTGAAGCTCCTGCTGGCCCAACAATTACGGAAGGTTATATGATATCTAAAGGCGGTGGTACTAAAAAAATACCAAAACCAAAAGGTGGACTGTTTGGCAGGTTATTGGGTTCTGGTATATTAGGCGGAGCGCCAGCGGGAATGGGAATGCAAAATAAATCGTTGATAGGAAAGGGCGCGGAAAAAGCTGTTAAAAGGGCTGTTAAATAATGAAATTACCTAAAGAACTTGGTTCGCTGACGGACTTAAAACGACGAGAGACTGACGCATTTAAACGTGCCTCCATGTGGCACAGTACGCTAGACGATGCCTACGAATACTTTCTGCCCAACAGAAATCTCTTTGATGACTTTGCTCCAGGCCAGCAGAAGATGGATCGTATCTTTGACTCTACTGCACTTGAAGCAATCCAGCAGGGCGCTAGTAAGCTGCAAGAAAACATTGCTCCTATCTGGTCACGCTGGGCTACCTTTGAGCCATCAGACCTAGTGGTTAAGCAGATAGAGGAAGGTGACTTTGATGTATCTATTGAAGACATTGAAACCAACTTGCAGAACCAGTCAGAAATAATCTTTGACTACATTAACCGATCTAACTTTGCCACGCAGTTCTTTGAGCATGCCCTTGATCTACTCATTGGTACTGGCACACTGCGTATTGATGAAGATGAAAGCGACGAGATGCCCCTGATCTTTAACGCCATTCCTCAGAAAGGTATTGCATTTGAGGAAGGCCCGCAGGGTAATATCGAAACACACTGGCGACGATTTAAAGTAAAGGCTCGTAACTTAGAGCGTTACTGGAAAGGCTTTGAGCCATCAGAAAGAATGAAGATCGTTATCAAGGAGAAGCCCGACACTGATGTCGATGTGCGCGAAGGTGTTGTTTATATGCCTAAGAGTAAGACCTACTATGGTTGCGTATGGGTAGCCACTGAAGATCGTATTAGCTGGATGCAGGACTTTGGTAATTCTAGCCCTTGGGTGACAGGCCGTTATAGTAAGGTAGCTGGTGAAATCAGAGGTCGTGGCCCAGCACTACAGGCACTTCCTGATGTACGCTCACTAAACAAAGCTAAAGAGTTTGTACTCCAGAAAGCCGCTATTGACCTAGCAGGTATGTACACAGCAACAGACGATGGCGTAACTAACCCCTACAATTTGAATATAAGCCCAGGCATTGTTATTCCAGTTGGTTCTAACAACTCGTCTAACCCTTCTATTCAGCGCCTAGATACAGGATCGAACTTACAACTTGCCCAGTTCCAGATCAATGAAATGCAAATGTCGATCAAGAAAGCCCTATTCAACGATCTTCGTGATCCTACTGGTGCTGTTCGATCCGCCACTGAGGTTGCCATCGAGTCGCGTGAACTGGCTAAACGTATCGGCTCTGCCTTCGGCAGATTACAGACCGAAGTATTGATTCCCATCATTAAGCGCGTAGCTGCTATACTTACTCGTCGTGGTATCATTACACCTATTGAACTAGATGGTCGTCAGGTTGCTATTAAGTTTATGTCACCACTAGCAAGAGCGCAGGACGGTGAAGACATTCTTAACGTGCAACAAGCTGTACAGTTTGTGCTTCAAAATGCTGGGCCAGATCAAGCTAAGATTGGCTTTAAGCTAGAAGACTTTGGAACGTGGGTTGCCGGTAAGACTGGAATGCCTGCCGAGTTAGTCAGAAGTGAGGCCGATAAAGCCCAGATTATTCAGGCTGGCGCACAAGCTGCACAACAAGGTATGGATACTCAAGGACAACCACCTGTTGACCAAGGACAAACTGCTCTATGAGTTGGGATACAATTAATGCTACGGCTGTTAATGCAGAAGGTGCAAAGGCAGCTAACGCCAAACAAAGACAAGCTGCTGCTGAATTGGCTCAGGCTTACAACGAATGCTTCGCAAGTGTTGGTGGCAAACGTGTACTTGAGGATATTACGCAGCGGTTTATCTTTAACAATGACACTCCCTTTGGGGCTTCTAATGTTGATTATGAGGCCGCTTACCATAATGGTGAGTCGGGAGTTGTTAAATTTATTATCAACCAAATGCAACAAGCTAAAATACTGTAAGGAATAATTATGAGTGAAGAACAGGTCGCAGAAGACACAACAACAAGCGGAACCCTGTTAGATGCAAGTACGCCTGAGTTAAATGAAGGTGAATACTTTTTATCTGATGGTATCAAGGGTACAGGTGACACCCCCGATTGGTACAAAGGCGACAAGTATAAGTCTGTCGCTGAGCAAGCCAAAGCCTATACTGAGCTAGAAAAGAAGTTTGGTGGTTTTACTGGCGCGCCTAAAGATGGCTATTCAGGCCCAGAAGGTATTGAGTCTGATGATGCTTTGCTGCAAGAGCTAACTGAGTTTGCTGAGAAAACAGGCATGAGCCAAGATGCTTTTGGTGATGCGTGGGAATTGTTGTCAGCGCAGGGTGAAGCAGTAGAGCAAGTTACCCAGGAGCAAGAGATTGCACGACTAGGTGACAATGCTGGCGAGCGCATTAAGAATGTTGAGGGCTATCTAAAGAACAACTTAGAAGCCGCTGACTACGATGTGGTTCGTGATCTAGTAACTGATGCCAAGTCTATTGAGCTGGTAGAGTATTTGGTTCGTGCTACTGCACCTACTAAGCTACCCATTGATGGTGGACAGCATCCTACTGGCATGACTTGGGGCGATATTGAAGCCCAGATGTTTGCGAAGAATGAAAATGGACAACTTCTCCGTAGCGTTGACTCTAGCCATGAAGCTAAAATCCAGAAGATGATGCAGGAATTTGGTGGCGACAAGGCTCATACCCGTACCTTTGGCGGTTGAGTTTATGGGGTGAAAGGTGTATAATCGACACACTGGACACCCCTTTCTATTAAGGCCCAGTAAATTTAGGTTGAATGCTGACCAAGTTTACTCGGGTACTCAGCTAAAACCTTGAAAAACTATTTTATTATTTATTACTCTTTTTCGAGGAAATCACTATGAGTAAGACATTAGCTTCGGTAGCTGTTACCGAATTTGACAGCATGGTAAAACACGCTTACCAGAACTCTGGTTTGCTAAAAGGTGCTGTAACTGTACGAAACAACGTAGTAGGCGATACCTACAAATTCCGCAACATGGGTAAAGGACTGGCTAACCAAAAGTCTACTTCTGACCTAGTAACTCCTATGGACATCACTCACGGCTTTGCAACTGCAACTCTGCAAAACTGGAATGCTCCAGAATACACTGACATGTTTGACGCTGCCACTGTAAACTTTGACGAAAAACAAGAACTAGCAAGCACTATCGCACAGTCTCTTGGTCGTCGTTGTGACCAGTTGGTTATTGATGCAATGGACGCAGAAACTACTTACGCTGGCACTGTAGTTGCTGACGCTAAGAACTTGACTACTAAGAAAGTAATTGCAGCTCAAGTAGCACTTCGCGCTCAAGGCGTTCCTAACTCTAACCTGTTTGCTGTTATTACTGCTGATGGTTTGGGTGGCTTGCTTAACCAAAATGAAGTTAGTTCTATTGATTACAACAATGTTAAAGCTCTGGTTAACGGTGACGTTGATACTTTCGGTGGCTTTAAGTTTGTAGTTGTTGAAGATCGTGCTGAAGGTGGTCTGACTGCAGCAGGTGACATCGTTGATTCATACTTCTTCTCTCAGGACTCTGTTGGTCTTGCAATCGGTATCGACATTAAGACTGACGTTGATTGGATTGCTGATCGCACTTCTTGGTTGTGTAACGGCATGCTGAAGGCTGGCGCTGTATCTCGTGACGGTCTTGGTATCGTTAAAGTTCAATACGACAAAACTGCATAAGGAATATTATCATGGCTTTTGATAGACAATTTTTCTCCCGCATTGGCGGGTCTGGTCAAGGTCGCGCCGTATGGATGTACGCTTCGACTGAAGATGCTGCTGATGTTTTGGCTGCTAACTTTTTTCTTCCTGCGAAGGATGAGTTGACAAAGGCAGATGTTATTTTGCTGGTTGATACTAACCTAGCAGGTTGCACTATCTCTTTTGTTAAGGCTAATAACAAGACGACTACCGTTACGCTTGCCTCTGGCACAGCAGTCGGTGACAGTTAAGTAGTAAAACTGAACGGGGCTGCTCTGGTGGCCCCTTTCTTTACATATAAAGGTTTTTTATGGCAAACAGTAAGCTATCGTTAATTAATAATGCTCTCATTCTTATTGGCGATGTGCCTCTGACATCCCTGACTAGCGGTACTCGCGCTCAGGTTGTAGCCACTAGCCTGTATGACAACATTGTTGAAAATGAATTATCCAAATTTCGTTGGGGCTTTGCTCGTAAAGTCGCTCAACTTACCCTAGATGCTGCAGCTCCAATTGGCAATGAATGGGAATCTAAATATACTCTTCCTGCTGATATGCTAACTCTAATTAAATTAGACCCTAGCATTAACTACCAAATTATTGAAAACAAAGTTTACTGTAACTACAGTGCAGACTTGTTTTGCGATTACATTGCTAACATTACAGACCCAGCCGACTGGCCTATTTACTTTGCCAAGATGGTTGAGTATGCGTTAGGCATGGACTTTGCCCCATCTATTCGTGACAGTGCGGCCTCTATGGAGTTACTAGCTAACCAGTATTTGAATGCTAGTCGTATGGCCCGCTTCACTGATTCACAGCAACATCCGCAAGTAGCTATTCAGGATCGCCCATTTATTAACGTGAGGTACTAATGCCTAAGTCACAATTCATGCAAACCAGCTTTGCTAGTGGTGAGTTGTCACCTCTACTAAATGGCCGTACCGATCTTGATCAATACTACAAAGGCGCTCAGACTGCCGAAAACGTAGTTATCGTACCTCAAGGTGGCGTTAAACGCAGACCTGGAACTAAATTTGTAGATATTACCTTGAAGGGTAATGTTCGTCAGACGGCAGTTAATCCTACAACGGATTCTACAGGTGCTGCTGCTGTTGTCGCAAACTTAAATGATGGCGATGCTAATACATACTTTACATCTGACGCTGACTTAGGCACTGCTACTGGATACATAGTTGCCGAGTACAATTTAGGCGTAACTTATGATGCAGAATTTGTAACAATAGATAACGCTAGTCTAATAAGAAATGGGACTGGTGGCGCTTACATTAAAAATAAAACCTTAACATTGCAATATAAAGCTGGCGGAACAGTCTGGATTAATAAAGCAATCATCCCAATTACCAACGAGCTTGGTATGGAGGTCAGCGAAAAGTATGACGTAAGCGATCTTCCTCAACTAAGTAAACGAGAGTGGCGATTAATTGTTAATCTTAATGCGCTAGAAAGTGGAAATTTTCGTGTCCGTATGGGAGAGTGGAATTATTCTGCTCAACCATCTACCTATACCGCTGCAAATACCCCCAAAACTTTCTCTTGGGAATACGCGGAAGACTTTAACTTTTTGGTTGTATTAACAGAAAATAATGCAAGATTTTATCGTACACCTCATGCTGGCAGCACCGAAACAGTTTATGTCGCTGACATACCTGTGCCTTATACCTCCGCACAAGTGCCTGAAGTTAGGGATGCTCAAACTGAAAATGTAATGTTAATGTTTCACGAAGATCAGCCAACAAGAAGAATTGTATTTGATGAAGACATTTATGCTTCCAACCCGTCAGGCTCTTTTGTTTCGGATCAGGTTCCTTTTGTCAATATTCCCCAATACGATTTTAATGACAGTTCAAGCCCTACTCCAGAGCCAGCAGTTCAAGTTATAACCTTTAGCAATTTTGCTGTAGGCAATCAATACCAAATAGATGTTGAGGGCGTGTTAAGCAAAAACATTACTTACAACGGAGTAGGTACTTCTACTGCATTTAATTTGCAGAAAAACTTACAGGAAATGCCAAACTTTCCTAATGATGGAATTACTGTAGCAGCTACATCAAGCACTGCTACTACTGACACTTACACTATTACATTTGCAGGAGGGTCTGCGCAGCCTCTTCAGCTTCTTGCAGGGTTTCCTACAAGTGCTAATGCTGCTGGTAGTTCAGCCATATCCTTTAGCCAAACTGACGTAGGCGTTTCTAGATCAGAAAATGTGTGGTCGGAATATAGCACTGGCACAAGAGGATTCCCAAAAATGGGTGTATTCTCTGATGGTCGCTTATGGTTAGGTGGCACAAAGTTAAAGCCGCAAAGTTTATTTGCTAGTCGAGCTGGAGATTTCTTTAATTTCTTTTCAGAAACAGGGGAAGACGATGAGGGTATCTTTATTACTATTGACTCTCGCGGTCTTACTAACATTGTAGACATTAACCCTGATAGAGGGCTTCAGGTCTTCTGTGCTGGCTCCGAGTTCCTAGTTAAGGGCGTTACCCCATCTACTATTGAAGTAGTGGCGCAAACTCAGCATGGGGCATTTAATTTAGAGGCACAATCTATTGATGGTGCAACTTTGTTTGTTGACAAAAACGGAAACACTCTTAGACAATATTTATTTAGCTTTAATGAAGACGCTTATACATCTAATGATATTTCGGTTTTATCTTCTCAGTTAATTAACAACCCTCTTGATATGGCTATATTAGCGGGAACCACAACAGAAGATGCTAACTGGGTATTTATTATTAATCAGGATGGCACTGGTGCTGTCCTTAACACAATGCGAAATCAAGATATTAATGGCTTTACTAGATGGACTCCATATTCTGACCCTAACTCAATAAGGAAGAATCAACTTGAATCTTGCTCTGCGGTTGGCGATAAACTTTATGTAATTGTAAAAAGAACTTTTACAAATAGCAGCGTTGTTAGAGATATTGAATTATGGGACTTTGATTACCTTTTGGAGTCTAGCTACAAAACTACGGCTACAACTACTGGCTTTAATGTTTTTGTTACAATTCCTCAAGGGGCGAGAATTGGTGGGTTTACCGTTTCAGTAATAGCAGATGGCACTGTACTAAATGACAGGACTGTATTTTTTAACCCAGGAACCGGCAGCTACCAAGTTCTAATACTTGCCGCAGAAATGGCTGGATTTACCACAAGAGACTTAGAGATTGGCCTGAGCTTTCCCGTTAAGGTTAAGGGAATGCCTCTTAACACCAACCCTGGCACTCGTGGTGGACAGAACACTATGAAGCGCAAGAAGATTACCAACATTAACTTGCGTGTGTATGAGAGTGCTGGCATCTACATTGACGGAATTGCAGTTCCTATTAGGCAAATTGGAGAGACGCAAGATGCTCCATTTAATACGCCATTTACTCCTAGAACTGGTATCATAGAAGACCAAAATGGTGGTAATGGTTGGGACACAGAAGTAGTCCCAGAGATCACAGTACCTGATGCTACGCCATTCCATCTGCAAGCTATCCAATATGAGGTCGAGTCTTCGTGAATGATGTTGTAACGCAAGATAGTATTTCCCAGTTACAAGAAATAATGAAGGATTTCCCAAAGGCAGATGTAGTAACAAGACACCATTTCTCTGACGGTATGTATGCTAGAGAGATGGTAATGCCTCCAGGAGGTCTTGTAGTAGGAGCTACGCATAAAACTAAACACTTGTTTACTGTTGTATCTGGTGAGTGTGAGGTATCTAGCACTACAGAAAGAGAGACGATTACAGCTCCGTACTTGGGGGAAACAATCCCAGGTACTCAGCGTGTTATATATAGCGCAACAGGGTGTACTTGGATTACATATCACCCTACACACTTAACAGATATTAAAGAAATCGAAGCAGCTCTTATAGAGCAAGAGGTTAGTTAGATGACATTTATACTTGCAGCAACCGTAGCATCTGTGGCAGCTACCGCTGTTACTGTTTATGGTCAAATAGAGGCAGGCAAAGCGCAAGAGTCGGCCATGAAAGCAAAAGCGGAAAATGAACGTATTGCCGCTGAAAGTCGTGAGCTAGAACGGCAGCAACAACTTAATGCAGCTCTTGCAGCTAATGCTGTAGGTATGGGTATGTCTGGAATTAAAGCGGAAGGCACTCCTTCTAGTATTGCACTAGAAAGCGCTAAGAATGTCGGTTTAAGCGAAGGCATGACAAAGCTGTCTGATAGGCTTGCTCAGGCTCAACTTCTTCGTCAGGGCGCTAATGCTCGCTCTGCTGCTAACTTAGCTGCTGCTGGTACACTATTGTCTGGCGCTTCTGATGCTGCTAAAATAAATGCTTAATAGGAAATAATAATGGCGCAACAACCTAGACAACAACGAATTGGTATTTACGGAAAGTTTACCGCCCCTGCCTTGGATACCTCTGAGTCTGACAAGATGCGAGCATTAGCTGGTTTAGGCCAAACTGTTGGCAAGATTGCTATGGATGTAGCAAGACCTGCGGCTGCTGCTAAAGGTGCCAAAGAAGGTGCTTTAGCTGCTGAACAGGCTGTTAAAATTAATGAGTCTACAGGAGAAAAAACTTACTCTGACGTAGAAACTAAAACTTTTGGACTTAGTGCTGGAGCATTTAATCAAGCCGCTCAAGCTAGAACCGAGGAGCTTAGTAGGAATGCAGTAGCAGATTATACTGCCCAAATAAATAATCAATCTAGAGAAATATTAGCTAAATTTGCAGAAGTGCATAAAGATGACCCTGTTGCATATCAAGACGCTGCAAACAATTATTTAAGTGGAACTGTAAGTGCAATTAAAAACACTGAACTAGCTGCTAGAGTGCAAGCGGGATTAGGAGCCAGGATATTTAGTGATGGCAATGCACTTCAAGAAGCCTATGACGTTAAAACTTTAAATACTCAGATTACAAATGTTACCAAAGAAGCATCAGATGCTTTTGATGAAGCTGAAAGACTTATTGTCAACGGTGATGCAATTGGTGCAAGAGCTGAACTTGATACGTCAATAATGGCTCTTCAAGAAGTTGCTCGAATGAACCCTGACTTTGATGTTGAGACTGCTGTTGCCGATTTAGAAAGAAATTATGATGGGCTGCAATTAAAGGCTTCTGTGAGTAATACCGCAGATAACGGTGACTTTGCTGCTGCTAATCAAATTATTATAGATGCAACAAAAGAAGTGCCTTCAAACTTTACTGAGGCTCAATGGGAGCAAACTACTAACAAAGCAAGGTCTGCACTTGTAAAACAAAAGTCTCTCTTTGATTCTGTACAAGCAACTGCCACTGCTGAAAATAAAGCATTCGTCAGTAACAGCCTAGCTTTAATAGAGTCTGGCCAACCGCTTTCTCCAGAAAATATGGTTAAGTTAAATAATCTTGCTGCGGGTAATCCTTTAGCGGAAAAAGCAATTACTACTGCTACAAATACATCTGTGTTTATTGCAATGCCAGATTCCCAGCAACTTGAATTAATTGACGCTATAGACCCTTCAGACCCAGATACTTTAGACCAGTACAAGTCTTACTTAATGGCTCGCAACAATGTACAGAAAGCATTAAGAACTGATTCGTGGGGTACTGCTATACAGCAAAATG